TTCAAAAAATACCAGAATATACTTCTATTGAAAATTTAGCAAATATACAAACTTTATTAAATAATCAAAATATTATTATACAAAAATTGAATAATAAAATTTCTTTATTGGAAAATAGAATTTATTTATTAGAGAGAAAATAAAAAATTACATTTAAATTTTTATTATTTTTTATTTTAATATTTTAATGTCATCTATTAATCAATTACTTGGAACAAATGCATATATATCATCCGATACAGGTGATAGTATTAATATAATTGAAGCCAATTCATTATGTATAGATACTAGCAATAATCGCATAGGTATAAATACAATTGATCCATTTTATTCTATACATGTTGCGGACAATGGAATTAATAACGATTCTTCAATTTATAGTTATAATATTATAATTCCTAATAAATTAGATGTTTCATATATTGAAGTTTCTAATAATTTTAAACTATGTAATTCAATAAATGATAATAGTAGTATGGAAATATATTATGTTGACAGTTGTTTAAATGTTATATTAAATAATTTACCAAATAGTTCTATAGGATTACCGAATTATGCATTATATCATGACACAAATGGAAATGTAAAAATTAAAATACCTTCATAATAATTTTGTTAAAAATTATTATATAAAAATATTTAAAAATTTTTTAAATATTTTTATAAAATAAGTAATATTATGAGAGATGAATTATTAAAATTACTACCCGATGAACTATTAAATTTAATTTTTATAAGAATTAAACCCAGTTTAAAATATAATTTAAATAGATATTTGTTTTATAAATATTATAAATATAGATTTAATATTATTAATGAAAACTATTTTATTTTATCTAATAAAAAAACAGATATAAATAAATATATTATAAAAAAATATAATTATATTAAATATTTAATACAACATAATATAAATATGAGTATGAATTTAATATTGTTATCAAAATATAGTAATAATGATAATTTTAAAAATAAAAAAATTATTTTTCAAAATAAAAAATTCAATAATTTTTTAGATTTTTGTTATTATTATTCTAAGAAATATAATTCTAATAATATACTTGATATTTTATTAAATAATTATATTCAATTTATTAATTTAAATAATAAAAACAATATATCATATATTCATAATAAAAATAATAAATGGATTGCATAATTAATGATAATACAAATAATTTGGATAAAATAGACTTCACAACATTATTAAATAGAAATAAAATTGCTGATGATATAAAAAATATATTATCTAATTTTAAAATTAAAAATAAAAATAGTATATATATCTCAGGTGATAATGGTTGTGGAAAAACAACATTTATAAAACAAATTTTAAAATCACTAAACTATGATATAATATATTATGATAATACACATATAAGAAATAAAAATTTTATAGAAAAAATTTCATCTAATAATCTATCAAAAAATAATGTTTTAAGTATATTTAATAATAATCCTAAAAAAATTATTATTGTTTTCGATGATATAGATAACATGAATTGTGGTGATAAAAATGGATTGATATCATTAACAAAAATAATTAGAGAGAAAAAAACAAAAAGACAAAAACAAGAATTATATACAAATATACCTGTTATATGTATTAATAATAATAGTCAAGATAAAAAAATATTAGAATTAATGAAAACAAGTTATAATTTTAAATTAAAATCACCATCAAGCGAAGATATTTTAAATATATTGAATATTTTAACACCTAAAATATTTAAATATGATGAAAATACAAATAATATAATTAAAAAAAATATATTATTATTTGTAAATAATAATCTATATAATTTAAAAAAAATTATATTCTATTATAAAAATGATTTTATATATAAAAAATTTTATATATCTAATGCTAATATAATTAATCATAATAACATTGATATAAAAACTATAACGAAAACATTATTAACAAAAAAAGAAGATTATTTATTTTCTTCTAATAATATTTTAGAAACTGATAGAACTATTATTTCTTTATTATTTCATGAAAATATATTACAATTAAATATAAATTTAAAATGTTATATTGATATATTAAACAATTTTGTATATTGTGATTACATAGATAGAGTTATTTTTCAAAAACAAATATGGCAGCTTAATGACATTAATTACTTAATTAAAATATTTTACAATAATTATATATTAAATATATATAATAGTTTTAATATAGATATAAAAAATATTATTTTCACTAAAATTTTAACTAAATACAGCAGTGAATATAATAATTATATTTTTATATATAATTTATTACAAAATTTATTAATTGATAAAAAAGATTTATTATATTTATTTATATTTACATTATCACAATATAGTATTGAAAATATAGAAAACTCACCATTATATAATTTTATTTCTAAATTAGAATTTTTACGTTTTCATAAATTTATAATTAAATTATTAAATTATAATAAATTATATACTTCTCGTATCAATAAATCAAAAAAAAATATCAATATTGATAATATTGATAATATTGATAATATTGATAATATCGATAATATTAATATTGTTAATGATTTAAATAATATTATTGAAAATGAAAATATCTATATTGATAATGCTATTTAATTAATTATAATGAATTAAATAAATTATAATTAATTAAATTAAATAAATTAAATAAATTAAATAAATTAAATAAATTAAATAATTAAATTTATTTATTTATGTATCAAAAATATCTATAATTTTTACTGTAAAAAAATATAATTCCAATATATTATCATTTACATTTGAAAAAATATTTATATATTTACATAAAAGTTTTAATATTTCAAATATATGTTTTTCTGATAATGCTTTATTATTTTTTATAAAATAATTAAATTCATCTAATATATCTATTATCGAATAACCAGAATTATAAATATTTAATAAAATATTTATTGCCTCATTATATTTTTTATTTTTACAAAAATCTATATAATCATTTAAATCATTTGTATATATATATAATAAATCCTTTTCTAAAATTTCTTTTGTAATAATTACATTATCACCATATATTATTTTTATTTTATTTAAATTATTTAAAACATTTGTTATTAATAAATTTGATAAATTTATAAAAAAATGTTTTGTTTCTATATTTTCAAAAAATATTTTCTCATTTTCTAAAATTTTCTCTAATACTTTATTTATAAATTCTATATCATTTGGTTTTATATATATGTTTTCTAACAAATATAATATATTTGTATCTATTTTATTTATATTATTACAGGTAAATATAAAATTTATATTTTTATAATTTGTTATATATGTTTTTACTATTTGTTGTGAATTAAAATTTATTAAATCTAAATCATCTATTATTATTGTATTTTTTTTCTCTTTTTTTAAATTATTTATTTGACAAAATTGTTTCAATTCATTACGGTAATAATTTATTCCTTGGTCTTTTATATAATTAATATATATTATATCATCTTTCAACTCCGAAAATTTTTTGTTATAATATTCTTCCAAAATTACTTTTATTAATGTTGTTTTACCTACACTATTATTACCATTTATAATAAATCTTAAATTATTGTCTTTCTTATATAAATCTATAACTTCTTTATATATCGGTTCTATATTAAAATCATCTATTTTCTTTGGTTTATATAATCTTAAAAAATTCATACCATAATTAATATTTTATTGCGGAAAATATTTAAGTATAAATACTTTTATTTATATAATGTCTTATGACTAATTTTGAATATTATAAACAATATTATAATATACTTAATGTTTCATATGATTCTGATATAAATTATATTAAAAAATCATTTAGAACTTTATCACTTAAATATCACCCCGATAAATGTAACAATAATTCTGTAGATTATAATAAAATTATTGATGCATATGAAAAATTAAGTAATTTATTTGAAAAAAATTCATATAATGATATTATTTCTGGATTAAATTTCAAAAAATCTAAAAATACAGATGAAACCAATGATTCTGAAAATTCTCATTATTCTCAAAATTATGAACAATCTGATAATTCTCAAAAATTTAAAAAATATCAATCTTCCAAAATTTTAACAGAATCCTTTTTTCAAAATTTTAATAATCATAATAACTATAATAAATTTTTATCTAATATTGAAACCACTATAGATATCACTTTTGAAAATTCATATTTCGGTAAAAGTATACCCATTCAAATTAATCGTAATATATTCAAAAATAATGTTATATCTAATGAAATTGAAACTTTATATATTGAAATACCTGTTGGTATTGATAATAATGAAATTATTAATATAAATAATAAAGGCAATATATATAATGATTCACAAAGTGATATAAAAATAAAAATTAATCTTATTTTTCATCCTTTATTTACACGTAACGGTCTTGATATAATATATACAATCGATATTAGTCTTAAAGAATCATTAATTGGTTTTGAAAAAATATTTAAACATATTAATAATAAATCTTATAAAATATCCAATACTAATGGAGATATAATTAATAATAATTATTATCAAAAATTAGATAAACTCGGCTTCACACGCAACAATTTTATTGGTGACTTTATTATTAAATTTAATATTGATTATTCTATCAAATTATCACAAGAAACCAAAAAACAACTTGCTGAAATTTTATAATTTATTATATTCTTATTTAATAAATTATATAATTTATTAAATATTAATTATACTCTATTTGCCATTACTAAATATTTTGCTAAATTATTGTTCACATCATTTATCGCATTTAATTCTAAATATGTAAACCAATTATAATTTTTCATCTTCTTTATATCATTATATGGAACATATAAACAATATACATCTAGATCTAATTGTAAATATGATGAACTAAATAAATCTTCTATTGTTATTTCTTTTCCTTCATAATCTCTTGTACCTATAAATCTACCTTCTATACATGATATTTCATTTGATAATAACTTTTCATTTAACCAATCATCTACTGTTCCTTTTATTTTTAATTCTTCAGTATAATCTTTACTTATTAAAATACTTAAAAATTGTTCTAATTCTTTCATATAAATACATTCTTTTACACATCCCATCAATTTATTTGATGCTATAAAATTATATTTCATATTATTTTTTGATTTATTTGGAAATTCACCTACTATCATCTTTTTTGTATCTAACATTTTTTCACTTATTGGCAAAAATGATTTAAAACATATAAATCCATTATCTAAATATAATCCTCCATATTTATATAATAATTTACTTATTCCCAATAATCTTATATTGCTTTTTTGTGGCTCAGATACATTATCAATATTTATTGTCCAATTATCTAATAAATTATAAAATGATTTATCATTTATAAATACTATATTATAATCATTCGCATTTTGTTTTAATATGGAATTTATACAATAAAATATATAATCTTGATTAAAACTTGTACTATTTCTTGAACCATAATCTAACCATTTTCTACTATTTATTTCATATGGTATGTGCATCCATAATATTGGTTTCTTGTTTTTTTCTAATTTTTTTATTTCTGAACTATCCTCCTTCTTCATAAAATATTTATCTATTATATTTAACTCTTCTTCTAAATCCCGTTTATCTATATATACTCTAAATTGTTTATAAATAAAACTACAAACTAATAATATAATTATACTTGTAATAATATTCTTGTAATTCATTATTATATAATATTATTAATAAAATTTTTATTTTTATTGTA